CTCAATTCCTGTGGATTCAGGTACAATAGTTGTTGCTACTGTTGTAACTGTCGAGGTATCCGCCTCTAACTCATTAAGGATATGAGCTACACCACAATAGTTTTTATTATGAATATATGAATTATTGTTTGTTTCAGGTCGTTCTTAGTGGTGGAGCCGACCCCTGACTACCCACCACGCAACATCACACCCCCTGTCAATATATGAAAATATGTAGTATGCATGTATGAATCATCCACTGGCAAGCCTGATGACAGTCATCGGTGTCCAATACCAGTGGGAAAGTGGTTTACGTGTTTTACGCCCCGACGGGCGTGTTGTCCGCGTAGGATTCCTTCCAGGACTCCACACGGTCATCAAAAGATTGGAGCAGTCCCTCTGCGGCTGCTCCTTGGCGATCGACCAATTTGCTACATCGTTCCCTGTACCAATCATACTTATCTCTACCGTGTAAGAACGCTTCAAACATAGTAGTGTTCACGATCGCAGCTAATGTCTTCTTCTCATCTCCAACTTTCGGTGCTATACCACATAACAACGGCTTCATCATTGAGTCCTCATCTAGGGCTCCAACGCGGCAGTTTAATTCCGGTATATACACACTCTTGCGTTTGAGAAAATCCACATCGTCAATGTGGAAGAAATCGACTATCGCATCTTCATCTTTGTCAGGAGTAGTGAAATCCACACCATGCATTTTCATGTAAGTCTTGTGTACTTCAAAATTCCAATTGACATCTTCCTTCACTCCAGCTAGATCGTCATCCCCGTAAATGGATGGAGCGACATGATCCTTGAAAGGCTTGGGGTTAGAAGCGGCAAAATATGACAAGCGTAGATACAAACTGTTGACCGTCCCGTTGATTTGAACCGTGCCTGAGACACCTGAAGGACCACTCGCGTTGGTCTCCAACATAGTGCCGTTGACGGCAATCTTAGGATTGGCCATGTCGGTGGCTAGTCCGTGCATGATAAGGAGATCATCCTCAGTGTAATTTCC